GGAACAGGCGCGAATCAGCGATTTGTAAAAATGCTTTCAAAAATGCGGAGTGTCACCCTTTATTCTTATAAATATTTCTTCTCTTGTTCTTTCTGACTCATACATGCAACACTATCAACAAATCACAATTTTATCTTGGTGTTAATTCTACATACATATCTTTGTACTGTCTTGCACTTGTCTCCCATGATACATCTTTATTCATATCACGGATCACCATATCATCCCAGCTTGCTCTATTTTCAAAGTAGCATGTCTTTGCTCTATTGATCGTATCATACAGAAGTCCGCTTTCATATCGATCAAATGTAAAGCCGTTACCTGTATTATCAAACATGTTATATGGCCAAACAGTATCTCTAAGTCCTCCTGTCTCTCTGACAATTGGAATCGCACCATATCTCATAGCAATCAATTGTGTTAGTCCGCATGGCTCGAATCTTGATGGAACTAAAAGTGCATCACATCCAGAATAGATATTGTGGGCAACATTTTCATCGTAAGCAATATAGGCACAAAAACTTCCTTTATATTGATTCTCGTAAGAACGGAAAGCTTCTTCATACCAGGAATCACCTGTACCAAGAACAACTACCTGTGTATTTCCATCCATAACGCCTGGAATTACGTCATTGACCAGATCAAGTCCTTTTTGGTTCGTAAGACGAGAAATCAATCCGATCACCATCTTGTGTTCGTCGACCTCTAATCCTAAAGATTCCTGTAGTGCTTTCTTATTCTTCTTTTTATTTTCGATTGCTGTCTTTGCATCATAATTTGCTTTTAACAACTTGTCTGTAGATGGATTCCAGATGTTGATATCAATACCATTTACAATTCCTCTGATCTTATTCTGGTGATATCTTAAGTGCTCTGCAAGTCCTTCTCCATATTCTTCTGTCTGAATCTCTCCAGCGTATGTGTTACTTACCGTTGTAAGTCTATTACAATAAGTGATTCCACCTTTTAACATATTCGCATCCAGCCAGTTCTGAGTCAGGCAGTCTTTGTTGAATACATAATCCGGAAGTCCTGACCAGTATTGGATCATTTTTCTGTCGTAGATACCTTGGAATTTTAGGTTATGTATCGTAAGTACTGCACTTGCACGTCCTACATTTGTATCTGCAAAACATGTTCTTAGATAAAGTGGTACCAACGCTGCCTGCCAGTCGTGGCAGTGTACTACATCAGGAACCCAGTCCAGATAATTCAGTGCCGCCAATGCTGCCTTGGAAAAGTAACAGAACTTTGGAATATCATCAATCAGATTTGTATACGGATTACCCCAAGAGAAAAATTCCTCATTGTCGATAAAATCATAAATTACACCATCTTCCTGATACTCCATAATACCTACATAGTATTGTCTTCCATCAGAACAAAGATCCATATAGAAAGAGCCTTTGTATTCCATCTTTTCTTGGTATTCCCAAGGAATGCATTTATACCTTGGAAGGATTACTTTCACATCTACATTTAATTTAGCAAGACTCTTTGGAAGTGCAGACATTACATCTCCAAGACCTCCTGTTTTCACAAATGGATAGCATTCTGAGCCAATAAAAACGACACTTCTTCTTGGTCCAAGATCAGGCTGTTCAATAACCTGATTTTCTTCTACTGGCGTTTCTATTTTGATTTCTTCTTTTGGTTCTGGTTGTGCAACTTCCTCTTTTATTATTGCAGGTTCTGCTGTTGGAATAACAGTCTCTTCTGTATCTGTACTTTTCACTGTTGAAACAGTTGCTTTTTTTGCCCTGCTTTTTGCATTATTTCTTGTCTTACTTTTTGTTCTTGTTTTTCTGCTCATATTTGCCTCCAATCTGCAACATACATCATGCGGTCTGCAATGAATTTTTATGATATTCTTATTATACCATAAATATTTTCAAATAACAAATGCCCAAAACATCGTATTTAAGCCATTTGTTGAATGTTTTAATGCTTCTAAACTGTCTCTAAAATGCTATATTTAGTAACAAATTAGTAACATAGAAATATTATTTTTCTTTACCCTGTGATGATGCCATCGGCAATCGCTTTTATTTTACAATAGTAAGATATTTTGTTGGAATCCAACTGTTCAGTTGCTTAATAAGTGCTTCATTTTCTCCGCCATGAACCTATAACTGCAGTATTTCGGTTCATAACCGATATCTTAAATTCCTTGAAATCCGCATAAAATCAAGCTTTTTAATGTATCCATCTGTTGAAAAAGGGGTATTTTTTGTTTTTTGTTTTTTTGCAAGAAAATACACTCTTTTTCAACAGAATAATACCCCCTTTTATAATAAAAAAAGACCAGGGATTTCTCCCTGGTTCGATTTAAAATTTAAGGTATCTTGTAGCTGAATACCCTGTTACACTCTTGTACTTAACTTTCGTCCAAGTGCTGCCTTTTTTCAATACTTCAACTTTAGATTTCTTCGGAATCTTACCAATGATCTTAGATGATACGTTTGCACTCTGTCTGATCATCAGTGGATCGGACTTTGTAACAACCTTAGCATATGCAGTCTTATTAACAACTTTTGATACTGTCGTTTTTACGGCCTCTTTGACCTTTGTAGCTGTTCCCAGCTTTTTATTACAGATTCCCTCTGCGATCAGCTTAGCAATCTTATTAACGTTTTTACCGATCTTATAATCGGACTTGGAGTCACAGAAAAAGCTCTCTGTCATGATCGTTGTTGCCTTTGTGCCATTCAGCATGTACAGGTTCGTTCTCTTCTGCACGTCACGATCTGTAAATCCAGCGGATACCAGTTTCTTCTGTACTCTCTTTGCGTACCTCTTACCATTTTCGGAAACGTATAATACTTCTGTTCCGTGTGCTTTTCCATTATAGCAATTCAAATGACCTTCTACGACGAGATCATAGTTCTTTGCATTTAAACGTGTCAGTTTCCATGATTTTTCCTGTGATGCAGCGGTAAATACTTTCTCTGGGCAGATATACAGATCAACACTGTGTCCGTCACTCTCCAGATATTTTTTTACCTTTTTCATCAGCTTTTTATTGTACTTATACTCGTTTACTCCACCGCAATCTTCTCCACTTGCTGATGTATATGATCCATTTTTAAGCAAACTGTGTCCTACTGTCAATGCGATTCTCATATGTCTACACCTCCTGTTCTGCTGCTGCCTGATTATCTTCTGTCTGTTCCTGTTCCTCTGGATCTTCTAATTCAGTTTCAGGTAACGGAGTCTCTGCGTAATTTGTCCATGTTCCGTCATCTAACTCTGTCGTATGATTGATCTTATCTTCTCTGCTGACTTCCTCAACATCTTCTAAATCGTATACTGAATTATTTAATTTACCATCATCGAGTAGATCTTTAATACCGTCAAACCACAGTTGCACAGCTTCTTTTAACATGCTCTCGCTTACAAATAATTGAATAGGTTTGGGCAAAAGTCCTCTGGCCATATGTATTACATAATCAAATTTCTGCTGTCCTTGCTTGGATGCACGGAAGGTTTTCTCTGCTTCTACAAACAGCTTGTATACATCCAGTCTGATCCCTTCCAGACCTTTTTTTGTGACATAGTCGATCAGTTTCTTAACTAAAAAAACAATGATCAACGCTGTGATCACTGCCAAGAATAACACTTTATTCTGTTCAAATAATTCTTTCATCTTATCTCTCCTTCTTATAGTCCAGCTTGTTTGAGTACGAATCCGATTACTGCCCCGACAACTGCTGTTAGGACATACATAGAAATACTTCTCCATTTTTCTCCGTCTCGGTTTTCCAACTCTTCAAGCCGCTTGCTTTGTTCTGTCTGATTAACGAGCATATGTTCCATGTTGATAGCGAGCTTTTGAACGGACAATGTAAGGTCATTGATCTGTCTTACTGTCACTTCTAACGCTTCAATTCTTTTGTTTTGTCGGGTTTGCTCATGATCAACATCACTCGCAAATGCATTATGTTCATTTCTACTTATGTATTCGTCATCCAAATATGTCTCCTTCCTCAGCTACACCGTTGCTGTCGTTGTTACTTGACTTGTTTCTAATTCGGAAGAAAATATGCAATAGAAGCAATTAACATCACTTTCGTTTGCTTCAAGTCCTACGCTGATCTTAACTTTTCCACCGGTCTGTACTGGGTTAGGAGACAGGCTTACAGACTTAATTTCAATGATTTCTGCTGCCATCATACCACCTTCACTTCTATATGCTCTATTAAGATTTCGTCTAATACTGCATATCTGATGTCAAGTGTATAGGTACCACGCTTTTGAGGAGAAATCAGTGCTTCTATATCATGTTCTTTAATATTACAAACTCCAGTGCTTTCTTCAGCTTTGTCTTTCATGTATATTAGCGAATACTCCGCACTTTCAATTGTAAATTTCTCATTTTTAATAGAATGTATAGTAATTACTGCTGTTCTGGATTCTCCCGGGTGCATTATGATCACTTTCTTTTTTTGCATGTTCTCCTCCTCTTTTTTTCTTCTTATTTCTCGTTGTGCAAGGTTGCATACAAATCAAAAGGCTTCAGTGAAACTCTTAATGCTTTAAGATCTACTGTAAGTATGTATGTAGAATAGCTACTTACATTCCCTGCCTCATCATATGCAGTTAATCCGATTACATACCTGCCGTTTAATGTGGCTGGTATAACGGACTCCCATAAATCTAAAGAGTCAGCGGATCTAGTTAAGATCACTGACTCTCCGTTTACATTCCCTTCTAGTCGAACTACCATAACAACTAACCTAGTCCGTTACTTCAACGGATATGATAAATGTTTTGCCAGCATCGACTGGGTTCGGTGTCAATGTAACACTCTTGATCACAGGTGCGGTTTTGTCTAACGTAACGGTACGTGTTATTGTCGTTGTCTTACCAGCACCATCGGTTGCAACAACGGTAATTGTGTTTGTACCTACTGCAAGAGTAAGGGCCTTGCTGAAACTTCCATCGCTTCCAACTGTGACTGCTTCTGCTGCTCCAGAATTAAGTTTAACTGTTACCGTGACAGGACTGCTTGTTGCATCGTTGGTTGTACCTTTTACTGTGCAAGCAGTTTGATTTGTAATAAGTTTATCAGTTGGGCTGGACAATGTTAATACAGGTGGAACTGTATCTACCTTAAACGATGTTGAGCTTGTAGCTGCTGCGTTTCCGTCATAATCGCTTGCATCCAATTTGATTGTATGGCTTCCATCGGACAACGCTGTCGTTGGTGTATATGTACACTGGTATCCGCTTGTGATCGCAGTCTTAGTTATTGCATCGCCTGTTACCTTAGTACCACTGTCTAGCGTGATACCGATTGTTGATGGATTAACACCAGAATCGGTATCGGTTACCTTCCAAGTAATTACAGGCTTGTTGTTTGTCGAATATGATCCGGACGTTGGAGACACGATTGCAATAACTGGAGCGACCTTCTCTTTTACCTTTAATTGCAGTGATGATCCTAACGTACTGTCGGTTGCATCTTTTGTGATTGTGTTTCCTGCCTCATCGGTTGCCTTAACCGTTACTCCGTAATAATGTCCACTCTGATTGTATGAACTCTTCGACGGAGCTGTTACCGTAGCTTCATATTTGCCGGTTGAACTATTAAGAGTCAGTGTGTATGTTTGACCGTTAATAGTCGCTTGTACTGTTTTTACTGACACTTTTTTCTCCTTTCTTGTTCTCAACAACACAACTAAATTCTGATAAGGTTGATAAGGCAGATAAGGCTAACGTGAAATGGATTATCACTGGAATAGATAC